TTATTCGACGCCTACTATTACAAAAACAACCACAGTAACCGGTCTGGTTTTTTACAACCCTGTTACTAATGGATTTTAATTAAAAAATAAACCAAATGAGCCAACGTTTTTCAAATAGAGTAAACATCCCACTTTTCGAATCGTACTGTAGAAAGCATGATGTAGATGGGGTAGAAATAGAAGCGCACGTAGCAAACATCCCGTTGAAGCTAAAGGTAGCAAGCACACCTGAAAGTCAAGCACAAGGCTATATGAATGCTGATTCAGAGCCTGCTGATGGTGAAGGTATTCTATTCGTTTATGATGCAGATCAACCGCTAGGCTTCTGGATGAAGGACGTCAGGTTTCCCCTAGATGTGATCTTTTTTGATTCTTTCATGAACTATTTAGGTCATGAAACAATGGAACCTGGAGAAGGAGTAGGCGATCATGAACAAAAGATCTATTCTAGTAAAAAACCCGCACGATTCGCAGTCGAGGTCCCTGCCGGCTGGTGTAATAAAAACATAAGTGGACACTGTAAACTTTCCTTTTAATTTAGTATTCTAACTAAAAGGAAACACCATGCACCATACTGAAGATTTTAAGGAACTTAGAGAGTTTGTAAACGAGATGAACTTGTCTAACTCTACCAATTACAAGGTCGAAGTCCTCACCAAGTATAAATATCACGACTTCGTTAAAAAGATCTTGTTCTATACGTATCATCCGTATTGGAACTTTGGATTGACTTCAGCCAATCTTAAAAAGCGGGAAGACCTTATTGCTCCATGTGAAGTATACGACGATCTTTTCTTAATGCTTGATGATTTTAATGAGCGTCATATGACTGGCCACGCTGCAATTGAAGCCATGAATCGTTTTATCAAGGACTATGAAGAATGGGCTGACTTGATCTATCAAGTGATCGATCGTAACCTTGAGACCAGGGCAACAGTTACCTTAATCAATCGTGTCAATCCTAAATTTATCCCAACCTTTGATGTTGCTCTAGCTCATGATGCAGCCAAGGTAAAAGGAGTAGATATCTTTGATGGCACTTGGTTTGTTTCTAGAAAATTGGATGGAGTTCGATGTATCTGCTTTGTTCACGGTAATGATGTGAGATTCTTTTCGCGCAACGGAAAGGAGTTTCTAACTTTAGGAAAGGTAGCAGAGGAAATTAGACGCTTAGGCATCACTGATCTAGTTTTAGATGGTGAATTATGTCTCATGAATGAAGATGGCTCAGATGACTTCCAGGGAATCCTGAAACAGATACAACGTAAAGATCATACTATTGAGAATCCAAGATACCAAATTTTCGATATCTTACTGTCTGGCGAATTTGCAGGAGACGATGAGTCGCCGTTATTTTCTACCAGAATTGATTGTAGAGAGCAATTGTTAGGGGACTTAAACTCATCAACTGTCTTGGAGATGCTACCTCAAGTTAGAATTAAAGATGAAGATGCTCTTGAGGAATTAAAGGCTCAATCTAAAGATTCAAATTGGGAAGGGCTAATTGCTAGAAAGGACATTAATTATTCTTCAGGTCGATCCAAACACATGCTTAAGATCAAAGAGTTTTTTGATGATGAATATGTCGTTACTGGCTTGATCATGGGACCCCAGCGAGTAATCGTTAACGGTAAAGAGATAGGAGAAGACATGTTAAGTGCAGTAACGATCGAACACAAGGGATCACAGGTACAAGTCGGAAGCGGTTTTACAATCGATCAGCGTCGACACTATTATAAAAATATTTCAGAGATCCTGGGTGCAACCATTACTGTTCAATACTTTGAGGAGACCACTGATCAACATGGAAATCACTCGCTTCGTTTCCCAGTGTTCAAGATAAACCATGGAGCCGCTCGGGAAGTGTAAAGACTCACCCCAGCTAGATAAATAACTATAGTTGCTAAACTTTCTAGCGAAAATTAGTACTAGATAAAAAAACCCATTATTATGGCAGACAATGTTGCTCAACAATTCGTAGGACTTCCAATCGAAGACCTAATCGTGAGCCCAATCGTTGGAATGGCGAAAGGACAAGCGAAATTAAATGAGGTCACATGGAAGTACATCAGTGAAGTTGCTTTCGTGACAGAAAAAGACAAGGACGGTAAAGACGTGACAAGCGCACGTTCATTAGACGTTCAAATGAATCGAGTAATGACTAACGGCGATACTGGAGAGCAATCTCTTGAGACCCTTTATTCAAAGGTTCCTATGTTACCATTGGTTCCGCTTCCTTCATTAGCGATTACCTCAGCTGACATCGAGTTTACAATGGAAGTTAAGTCTTCTGAAGTAGATAAGTCAAGCACAGACACTTCAGGATCTTTCAGCGCTTCAGTTAGCGGTGGATTCTGGGGAATGAAATATTCAGCGTCAATGTCCGGAAGTGTTGCTACACACAAAGAAAACACTCGTAGCACAGACAACTCGGCAAAATACAACGTTAAAGTACACGCAGAACAGCTTCCAGCTACTGAAGGAATGCTTAAGCTTTCTGATTACTTAACGCAGATGTTAGAGCCGTCATTGATTCCATTGACAGTTGACCCTACTGCATAATCATAAACCCATTAATAAATTTGAATGGCAAGATTAAACATAGAAGAGCTAGTTGGCGGCCTCTTAGAGGCTGCCATGGTAGCTCAAAGGATTGCTGAAACACAGCACATCAATAACCTGGCAAATTATTTTGACCCGGACGGTAATGCAAAAATCACAACATTCAAGGTCGGAGATAGAGACCTCAAGGTTCCTCTCTATATCCTAGCCGACCATTCATCAATTGGACTAGATGAGCTTGACGTTGAATTCTCAGCAAGACTCATAGTCGGTGACAATACTCCATCTGAACTCAAGAGAGAGTTATTAGGACTCTTTAAACGAAGAAAAAAAGGTGAACTTCACAACATAAAAGGAATAGAAGTAGATTCCGGAAAGAATGAAGACGGTAGCGGAATGGCAAAAATCACAATCAAGTTCAAATCAGACACCAAACCTGAAATGGTTTCTAGGTTAATTGATACTTACATCCAAAGCATAGAACAAAAAGGAGAACAATAATGGCCCTACCTTGCCCTTTCTGTAGGACTCCTCTTGGAATCGACCTAACTTTCATTCTTAAGCACCCAATATCGGTCTGCCCAAACTGCAGAACTGTTCTAGATTTCACAGTAGATGCTGAGATCAAGAAGAAGTTTGATGACGCCATTAAAGAAATAGATGACATCAAGAAAAAATATAAAGGAATTGCTAAGTTTGGGTAAACCTATGACAAAAATCAAGTATAAAAATTAAATCATTTAACTTAATAAGATGTCATTTCATAAAAGACGATTACCTAGTCTAGAAGACCTTAAGAAAACATATTCTGAACAAGGAAAGGCTGGACTTGAGATATACAGAAACGCTGATGCTCTAATCGGTTCAAAGGAAAGCTCAGACTTCATTAACGAAGTATTTGAAACTAAAGTCACAATAGATTTAGCAGCAGTCCTTGTTTTACTTAATACTGCTCTTTCTAAGATTGAGACAGACATTAGCCTTATTAAAGAATCAAGAAGTTTAAACGAGATAATTAACAATTTAACAACCAAAATCAAATAACATGTATTACATCGCAAAAGTAAAATTCGAAACAGTTGACGACAACTCTGGAAAAATCAAAAAGATTTACGAACAATATTTAGTTGACGCAGACAGCGTAGCTGAAGTTGAAGAAATCCTTAACTTAAGATTTCAAGATTCTATCGCAGAGTCAGCTGTAGCCAGTGTACAAGAGTCAAAAATCCTAGGTCTAGTTACTAGAAGGTAATGAAGCACATGGCAACAAAGACCGCTGAAAAGGTCTATGAAGTCTTGACTAGGTTCGCAGAAGCAAGCTCAAACTACTATCAAAAGGAAAGCTTCGTCTATCACTTTGGAGTAGTTCACGGTACTGCAAACAAATATAAACTTACTTGTATGGATGACGGAGTTCGTCACTTTATCTGTAATAGCGAAGGAGATTTTTGGGTAGACGGTAATAAGGCAGGTAAGGTGAATGCAATCCTACGTAAGATAGCAGAAGAAGCTAGAAAAAATGCGGTTTGAGATACCACTTGATAAGGACTCACAGTTCGCAATGGACTTCTTTAGTCTTATTGATCGACACGTCTCGGAACTAGCAACCGACCACCAAAAACTACCCTCTCAGATAATCTTTTCTGGGGGGCTAGGAAAAGAACTTCACTCGTTTATCAAAGATAAGGGGTGGAGTTTTTCTGGTTTTGAACTGATTGAGACACACGGCCCTAACCAATTAGTCTTTAAGTATTCAAAGGAATTGGACCAAGTTGAAATGAATGGAGGAATTCAAATGAATGATCCGGGTTTTGATGGAAAGATGGTCGAAGGAGTGCTTGGGCAAGAAACAGTAAGTAAAATAATGTCAGGTTACTTGACCGGTGGATTTAAGATAGAACGAAAGGTTAGACCTGAAAAAAGAATAAACCTAATTAGAAAAAGATGACTGAGCAAGAACTAATTGACTTAAGATTTGAACGCAGCATTGACGAAGAGTATCATTATTATTATTACCATATAGCTGATGGGCTCGGCCTCATTAGTAACGAGAGTGACTCTTTAAAAGAAGGAGAATGGTATGTTGAGGTATTTGATACTAATCCGAGTATTAGATTTACGACTAAACAAGAGGTACTTGACTTCCTATCGATAATTAATATCGGTTTATTAAACTTTAATAAAAATGAGAAAGAAGATAATTAAATGGTTTGAGATCAATTTAGGTTGGTTCTTCATAAACGGTAGAAAACAGGCGGCTTGGGCAGAATACTTGAGAAAAAAATATTCTAACACTGATGCTAATTAACACAATAGTCTTGCTGTGGTGCATACCTGTTGCCTGGCTAATTGCACAAGCAATAATTCATTATTTAAACAGAGACAAGGATGAATAATCTAGACAAAAAATATCAAGAGTTACTTCAAGATATCATTGATAATGGAGTAGAAAAGGACGACCGTACAGGGACTGGAACCATTAGCGTTTTCGGTCGTCAGATCAGACACAAAATGAGTGAAGGTTTTCCTTTACTAACAACCAAGAAAATGGCGTGGAAGACGATGGTAACCGAATTGTTATGGTTCCTTCGTGGTGATACAAACATCAAGTTCCTTGTTGATAACAATTGTCATATTTGGGATGGTGATGCGTATAAGAACTATTGTAATCAAATTCCCGACTATAGCAAACAATTTACTATGTCCAAAGAGGAGTATATTAACAAAATTAAAACAGATGATGAGTTTGCTAAGAATTGGGGTGATTTAGGGCCAGTATACGGTAAGCAATGGAGAAATTGGGGTAACGACGAAGAGTTCCATAACGGTAGTGAATATGTTTGGCATGGGCCCCATGATCAAATCACAACTCTAATCAATAACCTTAAAACAAACCCAGACAGTAGAAGACTAATGGTAACTGCATGGAATCCTGGCGAGTTAGACCAAATGGTTCTGCCGCCTTGTCATTATGGATTTCAAGTTTATACAAGAGAGTTGAGTTTGGAAGAAAGGATTGCACTAGTAAAACCTATTCCAAATTTATTTACTCATGAAGATTTCGATGCAATCAATTTACCTAAACGAGCAATCTCTATAATGTGGAATCAACGCTCAGTAGACACATTCTTAGGTTTACCGTTCAACCTCGCATCTTATGGCTTATTACTCGAAATCATTGCTATAGCCGTTAATATGGTTCCTGATGAATTGATTGGTAATTTAGGTGATGTACATTTATATTTAAACCATATTGAACAAGCAAAAGAACAGATCGGTAGAGAAATGACTTGGGAAGAACAAGTACACTGGGTGTTAAGAAATACTGACGTTGAAATGGAGAATCTTTATATAGTAGAAGAAATTGCTAAAGAAACGACTC